GTTGATAAGGGCGACCTTCAACAGTTATTTCCACCCTATCGCCAGGAAGAACTCTATCGCGCCGATGACGAACATGGTGCCTCCAATAGCAACGCCGAGTACTATCGCTGACCCCACCTGATGACCGACTCGGACTGGCAGTATTTGCAGGATGGATTGTTCATCGCTTTTCCTCGATTACCTTTTCCCACCATCGACCGAACAGCCTGACCTCTGTCAACCGTATGTCATAAATAGACCAAGCAGAGGGCAGGCGCGTATCCGGCCAAATGTAGTCATGAGGCTGTGTTATCACCCACTGCACGCCAACAACAGTCTTTGGCTTGGGCAACCGAACATCTAAGTCGTGAAATTCACCGACGTATTCCCACTCGGCGTCTGGATTCGATTGCATTATGTCTACCCATACCCCCACGTTGACGACGTGATTCCGCTGATGGCGGAGGGAAAGATCCTTCCGTACCTGGACATCCCGTTCCAGCACGCGAGCCCGAGGATCCTCAGGCTCATGAAGCGCCCGGCGGCGGCGGATACCAGGTGCTCCCCTGAGCGGTTGACGCTGGCGCCTTGCGCCGGCGGCAAAATCCTGTAGAATAAACATGATCCGAGGAGGTCGAGCAGACATGCCAGCCAATCAACCTGGCCCTTCTGCGGCCGGCAAGGCAGCCGGTGGGCCCTCTGGCCGAGGCGGGACTCTTGGCCAAGAGGAAAACGAACAGCAGAACGGTAAGACCGGAGTGACGCAGGCGGAACTGGATGCCATGGAAAGGCGATTCGAGCAGCGACTTGCTCGGCAGTACCAGGGCATCCAGTCTATGATCGACCGACAATCTGGCAGCTTGAAGGCCGCAAACGAAACCTTCGGACGATTCAGTAAGACGCTTGAGAAACTCGGCGTCAAGCTCACGGACGAACAATCGGATGCGCTGCGTGAGGCGGAAACGCTACACGCCATGAGCCAGGCCGACGGCGACAACGGAGAACCCGAACCCGAGCCAGGGGACGGGACCGGAGCCCAACCGAAAGGCCGAGCACGCCAGATCGGGACGTTCGGGGACCTGGCCCTTCGCATGATGCAGGAGAGAGGCGTGATGATCTCCGCCAACGATCCTGAGCTTGAGGAGGTTGACCAGGAAACGCAGGACCCCAAGGTGTTCATGGACTCCTTCGAGGCAGCCCTGGACGCCAAGGTGCTGAGAGTCGCCCGAGAGAGGCGGCTTGGGGGTCTGGAGCCCGAACCCGGAACCGAGGAGGCCGATACCGAAACCGGCGCAGGTGGGCCGAAGCTGAACCCCAGGGGCAGAGGCACGCCCAGGGGAAAGCTCCTGCCCGATAAGAGACCGAGCGGCGAACGAACAACGCCCGGCGACTACCTGAGTGCTGGATACGAGGAATCGGGCGTCTTTCCCACCGGGGAGTAGGCCCGACCCTCGACCTTGCGGGAGTGAGCAGCTATGCCTTCGACGCTAACGCTGCAAGACTATGCTCAACTCGCACCCACCAACATCGAGCGGGGCGTCATCGACGTTTTCCGCCGAGAGTCCTTCATCCTCGACCGCCTGGCCTTTGAGGCGTCCGGGGGTCTGAGCAAGACCGTCATCCGATCTGCAGGGCTGCCTGCCGTGGGCTTCCGCAAGATCGCTGAGGCTTGGCAGACCTCCAAGGCGACCTTCGAGCCAGTGGCCGAGCGGGTCTTTGACCTTGGTGGGCAGATCGACGTGGACAAGATGCTGGTCAAGGCTGACCCATCCCAGATGGGTAAGCACACCGAAGCGTTCGTCACGGCGATCTCCTACGAGTTCAATGACTACTTCGTCAACGGGGACCCGACGGTTGACCCGGATGGCTTCACCGGCATTTGGTACCGCCTGGTGAACTACCTGGCCGCCCGTCAGACAATCCTCGGTGGCGGAGTGGACATCTCGCCGTCCGCCGGGGCTGGCCTCTCGGCCAACTTCGACACCGTGCTCGACATGCTCGACAACCTGGGCCACGTCATCGACGGGCACATGCCGACAATTCTCGCCGCCAACGAACAGCTTTACCTTCGGCTCAGTTCGGCTCTGCGGCAGAAGGGGCTTTGGAGCCAGGACGAAAACCAATTCGGCCTGACCATCGCCCGCTACGGTCCTTCGGGGCCGGCGATCATCGACCTCGGCGTGATGGCCGACCAGGTGACGCAGATCATCGGCAACACCGAAGCCGACGCTGGCACAGACCTGACCTCGGGAGACGCCACTTCCGTCTATGCTCTGCGGACCGGCGGGATGTACCTCGGCGGGATTCAACTCTATCCCGTTGACACCAATCCCATCGGCCTGCTGGAGGACGGGGTGACGTACCGGACCGTGATCGACTGGCCCATGGGGATCAAGCACGAGAACCCTCGTGCCATCGCCAGGGCTGTCGGCATCGTGGCAGCGTAAGGAGGAATGAGACCATGCAAGACTCAAACCTGATGCTGCTGAACGATGCCCTGGTCACAGGCACCGGAGCCGAGATCACAGGCGCATATCTCGATCTTTGGCAGACCAATGCGGATATTGGTCCGACCTTCGACGAGTATGAGGTTGCCGATCCCCCAGGGGCAGGCGGAGACATCCGCCCGCTCGTGTGGCAACTCACGGTTCGGGGCGCCTCGGCGGGGCTCTCCGATGCGGTCACGTTCAGTCTGCAGTTCTCGGACGACGGTGTGAACGAGAACGGGAACGTGGTCAGCTTCGGGGCGCTTCCCAACACTGAGGCTGCCATCGACGCCGGTGTAACTCGGCGTGTCAGCGTGTTTCGACAGGGCCGGTTCGTGAAGTATGCGGCATCGGCCCTGACGATTGCAGTCACGATTGACAACGTGAGCCTGGGTCCGGTGGATGCGGGCGAGTACCGGGACTTCTAGCCCCGGTAGTCAGCAGCCAAACCAACTGAATATCAGGAGCCGCCCTGGACGACGCAAAGGACAGTGGCGGCTCCTGCGATTCTCCGCTATACTTGGGCAGCCAAGTCCGGCCCGCCAACCGTCTTCCGAGGAGGAAGCAAATGGGAACAAGAGCAACACCCCGAGCCCGCCAGATCGCCAAGGCCCACGACATCGACATCGCCCTGGTCGAGGGCACCGGCAAGAGCGGTTACGTCCTGCCGGTTGACGTGGAGGCTTACCTGAGCGCCATGGCCTTGCCTCAGACCAAAGCGAAGGCCAAGAGGGCGAAGGCCAACGGCAAGGCGGAGCCCGTGAGCCTGGCGATGGCCAGCCAGGGCGTCATTGATGCCCTGGTCAACGGGGCGGTCTTGCCCGTGAGCATCCTTCACAAACTGCGGTTCCGCCAAGATCGCCCGACCGGGGAGATCGACGGCGAGGATTTGCTGGCCCTACGGCCGACGCCCGTGGGCGGGACCTTCCGTTCCGACCCGAGCATGGTGTCCTGGTACGTGAACGACCGAGGACACTTCAACTTGCCGGCGCCAAAACTTGATCTGAAACCCGACGCCGAGGAGCCGTTGGAACCAGGCTTCGAGCCCGACGGCGACAAGCAACCAACCAGCGGCTTCGGCGTCACGGAGTAGGTCATGCTGACCCTGCACGAACTCACCCGCCAGGTGGCCAAGGAACTGAGGAAGGGCGGCATCTGGGAGGGCACATCCACCGCCGCCACCGACACTACCATCACCGACGCTACAATTGGCCTGGCGGCCGGGACAGTAGACGGCGGGACAATATGGTTCCTTTCTGGCGGCGTCGGGATCACCGGGGAGAGCAGGGTCATAACCACGCAGGCCGCCGGTGGCGTCGTGACTTGGAGCCCGGCGATTGCGATGGGGGCGGTCGAGGTCCTGAACTACATGATCTTCGGCAAGACCTGGCCCCGTCATGCCCTTCGGGATGCGGTCAACCGGGCGCTCCAGAACATAGGTGAGTTCGCTGACTACGACGCAACCCTTGACTCGGTATCCCTTCAAGAGGACTACGCCATCCCCGCAACCGTGACGAGTCGCATCATGTCGGTTGAGATCAGCGCCTACCCAGACCCGGCCGGCGTGCCGAATCCGAACTGGAGGCTGCACCAAGCCTTCGATCAGTTCGATCTTGTACGGCTGATCGGAGAACATCCGGCGGGCCTCATCGGCCGAGATAACCTTGCGCTCGAAGCGAAAGTCTCCGCGGATGATCTCGCGCATCCGTTTCTCGA